GGTAAAGCCTTAGATTACAAATCCTAAAATCACTTGATTCGGTGACAGGAGACTTTAAATGGCAGCAAACTTTATTCAAGAAGAAGAACTGTTTAACGGCAGTGAGCAAGAAGAAGTACAAGACGTTACAACCCCAGTACCCGACAGCACTGCTGCAGGACAAACTGAAACAGCTAGTGTCAGTGAACCAGTAGAAGAATTACCAGAGAAGTATCGTGGTAAGTCAGCTATGGATATTGCTAAGATGCACCAAGAGGCTGAAAAGCTAATTGGACGACAAGCAAACGAAGTTCACGAAGTACGAAGCCTTGCAGACCAACTGTTAAAACAACAACTCGACTCGAGGGCTAAGGAAGCGAAGCCTATTGAAGAATCGCTCGAAGACGACTTTTTTGCAGACCCAGCTAGTGCGGTCAACAGACAAGTAGAGAAGCACCCTGCAGTTCTTGAAGCAAGACAAGCAGCGTTAGAAATGAAGCGCATGAAGACAGCTCAACAGTTGTCATCGAAGCACCCAGACTTTGCAACCATCGCACAAGATGCAGGGTTTCAAGATTGGGTTAAATCTTCTGCTATTCGCTTAAACTTGTTTGCTCGTGCAGACGCTGAATTTGACTTTGAATCCGCTGATGAGTTGTTAAGTACCTACAAGGAACTCAAACAAATCAAACAGCAGAACCAACTTCAACAATCAGTAGCAGTAGAAAGCAAAGCTCAAGAACAGGCAATGAAGGCAGCTACAGTCGATGTTGGTGGTGCTGGCGAAACCAGTAGAAAAGTGTATCGTAGAGCAGACCTTATTAAACTGAGAATGACCGACCCTGACCGTTATATGCAAATGTCTGATGAAATCATGCAAGCATACAGCGAAGGGCGAGTTAAGTAATTTTAGAATTTCTAATTAAAGGAAAAATATCATGGCATTAGTAGGCGCAGCATATCCGGGTGGTTCAACATCCGTAGTAACAAAAGCAAACGCAGACAAGTTCATTCCAGAAATCTGGTCTGATGAAGTTATCGCTGCTTACAAGAAAAACCTAGTATTGGCTAACCTTGTTCGCAAAATGTCTTTTAAAGGCAAAAAAGGCGATACACTGCACATCCCTAAACCAACTCGTGGTGTAGCTACTGCTAAAGCAGCTAACACTGCAGTTACCGTTCAAGCTGATACTGAGAGCGAAGTATTGGTTGCAGTTGACCAACACTTTGAGTACTCACGTTTTATCGAGGACATCACAGAAGTTCAAGCATTAGCTTCACTGCGTTCTTTCTACACGGAAGACGCTGGTTACGCTTTGGCTAAGAAAGTGGATGACTTGTTAATCGCTGGTGGTAAGTCTTATGGCGATGGCGATGCGTCTGATTGGGTACACAGCAATGCGTACTTTATCGATGCAAGTACAGGTTTGACACTGTACGCTCTCGACACTGTAACCACCTCTGACTTGTTCACTGACGCTGGTTTCCGTAAGCTCATCCAGTTGATGGACGACGCTGACGTACCAATGGATGGTCGTAAGTTTGCGATTCCTCCTTCACTGCGTAACGCAATCATGGGTATTGACCGTTATAACTCCAGCGACTTCGTTGATGGTCGTGGCGTAAACAATGGTCAAATCGGTAAGTTGTATGGCATTGATGTTTATGTATCAAGCAATATGCCTGTTATCGAAACAGCCGCTGATAACTCAGTTGGTGACGCAATTAAAGCTGCACTCTTGTTCCACACAGACACAACCGTGTTTGCAGAGCAACTTGGTGTTCGCTCACAAGTACAGTACAAGCAAGAGTATCTGTCTACACTTTACACTGCTGACACATTGTTCGGCACTAAAGTTGTACGTCCAGAAGCTGGTTTCGTATTGGCTGTAAACGCCTAAGCATTAAGTAGTTCATTCTCCCCTGTCCTACCTTACTTTGGACGGGGGAGTTTGTTTAAGTACATTCCATAGAGTGTATTTAAACAAGTCAAGGAGATTAAATGTCAATCTATCGTGGAGCAGGTGGTCCGGGGGACGCTGTAAATGATTCGTCAAGCGAAGCTACTTTAGTTGCTCAACTTGCAATAGAAGCTCAAACCTCTGCTGATGCTGCTGCGTCTTCAGAAACTAACGCTGCTAGTTCAGCAAGTGCTGCAGCATCTAGTGCTAGTGCAGCGTCCACATCAGCAAGTAATGCAGCTACTGCTGAAACCAATGCAGAAACAGCAGAGACTAATGCAGAGACAGCTCAGGCTGCTGCTGAAGCTGCACAACTCGCTGCAGAGGCAGCACAGACTGCTGCTGAGTTAGCAGAAACCAATGCAGAGACTGCAGAGACTAACGCTGAAACTGCACAAGCTGCTGCAGCTACTTCAGCTACCAACGCTTCTAACAGCGCATCTGCAGCAAGCACCTCAGAAACTAATGCAAGTAACTCAGCCACAGCTGCTGCAGCGTCTGCAACAAGTGCTGCTGCTTCTTATGATGCTTTTGATGACCGTTATCTCGGTGCTAAATCTTCAAATCCAACTGTAGATAACGACGGTAATGCACTCATTACTGGAGCATTGTATTTTAATACTACTGTACCTGAGATGCGTTTGTATAACGGTACAAACTGGATATTTATTGGTTCTGGTGCTTCTGCTGGTGTTGAATCTTTTAACACTAGAACAGGTGCTGTAACACTTACTTCTTCGGATGTAACTACTGCACTTACCTATACTCCTTTAGCTCCTGCAGCTATTGGAACAACAGTACAAGCATACGATGCTGATTTAACAACACTGGGTGCTGGCGGTTCTAGTGCTAGGTCTTTCTTAGGGTTAGCGATTGGAACAGATGTACAAGCATATGATGCACAACTTGCAGACATTGCTGGTTTAACTCCTACAGATAATTCATTCATTGTTGGTAACGGCACTAACTTTGTTGCTGAAGATGCTTCTACTGCTAGAACTTCTTTAGGCTTAGGAACTATTGCTACTCAAACTGCTCCTGTTGGGGCAGTAGTTGGTACTTCTGATACCCAAACACTTACCAACAAGACTTTAACAACTCCAGTTATTAGTTCTATTACTAATACAGGTACTCTAACACTTCCTACTTCTACTGATACTTTAGTTGGTAGAGCTACTACAGATACACTCACAAACAAAACCATTGCTCTAGGAAGCAACACTGTATCAGGTACTTTAGCACAGTTCAATACTGCTGTTACTGATGCTGATTTAGTTTCTATTGCAGGTACTGAGACACTTACTAATAAAACTTTAACATCTCCTGTAGTTACTGGTGGTTCAATCAACAACACCCCTATTGGTGCAACAACTGCTAATACAGGTGCGTTTACTACATTATCCGCTACAGGTGTAACTACAGTACAGGCTGGCACAGTATCGCTCCCAGCTATTACTACTACAGGTGATACCAATACAGGTATTTTCTTCCCAGCAGCCGACACCATTGCTTTTACAGAAGGCGGTGTTGAGAGTATGCGCATTAGTTCTGCTGGTTTAGTTGGTATTGGAAAATCACCAGTAAGTGCTCAGTTGGATATTGATGCTGGTGCTAATAATGCTATTAACACCACTCAAACAGGTTTAACTGCTCTGCAAATTATTTCTACTGATGCTTCTGCGTCAGGTATGAATATCCAATATTTTAAAGATTCAGCATCACCAGCCGCAAGTGATTCTATTTCTTTGTTTCGCTCTTTTGGCAACAGCTCAACTGGTGTTCAAAGAGAATATAGCCGTATAACTACACTTGCAACTGTCGTAACAAACGGTTCTGAAGATGGTGAGCTGCGATTAAGCACAATAAATGATGGAGCAATATTTAGTTCTATGCGTTTGGTTGATAGCACTCAAGCACTTATACCAGCCGTCTATAATTCTACAACAGCTTCCGCAGCCAACGTATTTGTAGCAAGTAGCGGTCTAATGTCACGCTCCACTTCTTCTATTCAATACAAAACTGATGTGGAAGATTTAGCACAACCAAACTCAGCCAATATTTACAATATGCGCCCAGTTTGGTATCGCTCAACTTGTG